TTATTAAGGTTCCTAATAACCTTATTTCCCGTACAATTTTATTAACGAGACTCGAAAGAGAAAAAACTAAGAAAAATGGCAAAAGACATTTTAAAAGAAGCTATCGCTGACGCTAAGGCTGTTCGTGAAGTTGCTCTTGCAAATGCTAAGGCTGCACTAGAAGAAGCTTTTACTCCAAAACTTCAATCTATGCTATCTGCTAAATTATCTGAGGAATTAGAAGAAGAATATGACGAAGATGAAACATCTGAAGGCATGTACTACGATGAAGACGAAGATATGGACGAAGTAACAGGCATGGAAATGGATGAGGATGATATGGACGAAGCTGTAGAAGAAACTACAGAAGAATCTGTTGAAGAAGAAGTTGAAGATCTAGATGAAGAAATAGATTTGGAAGAAATTCTTAACGAATTAGAGTTAGAAGAAAGCGAAGAAGTTTCAGAAGAAACAGTTGCTGAAGGTGATGAAGACATCACTGAAGGTGACGAGGAAATTACCGAAGGTGATGAAGATATCACTGAAGGTGACGAAGAAGAGGTAGAAGAAGGATACCAATCTAAACCAAATGCTACTGCTGACGATGTTCAAAATGTAACATACAAAGTAGATAACATTTATGAAGGTGAAGATTTTGATCTAGATGCTCTTCTTGAGGAAATTAACAATTTAGACGAAAACAACGAAGAAATGAACGAAGTTGAAGAAGTTGAAGAAGGTCTTATGGACACTTTGAAAAAAGCAGGATCAGAAGCTTACAAGAATCTTTTCCCAGCTGAATTTTATGATTCAGAAGGAAAAATCATGTGGAGCAAAGTAGCACAAGCCACTGGTGGAGCTGCAGCTGCTGCTAAAATGGAAGGTGTTGAAGAAGAGCTTGAAGAAACTAAAGCAGCTTTAGAAACAGTTCGCACTGAACTTAACGAAGTTAATTTGTTAAACTCTAAATTACTATATGTTAACAGAATCTTTAAAGCAAACACTTTAGATGAAGCTCAAAAACTACGTGTTGTTGAAACTTTAGATAAAGCTGAAACTGCTAAAGAAGCTAAGTTAATATATGAAACAATCAAGGATACTTTCAATGTTGCTAAATCAAAGAAAGAATCTTTTAAAAACAAAACGAAATCATTACAAGAAGGTCTAGGAATGGCTTCTAAAGCAGCTGGTACATCTACCGCTCCTAAAAAAGAAGTAATTGCTGAATCATCTAACATGGTATCTCGTTTCCAAAAATTAGCAAACATTACAATTAACGAATAATTGTATTTAATATTAATTTAATAAATTTACAAAAAATGGACAATGTAAATCATTTATTAGAAGGTGCTTCACCTTACCAAGTCCTTTCCGAGCAGTCAGCTAAATTAGCTACTAAATGGGACAAATCAGGACTATTGGAAGGTATTGAGTCTTCTACAGAAAAGAACAACATGGCTATGTTGTTAGAAAACCAAGCTAAACAGCTTGTAAACGAAGCTAGCTCTACAGGTACAGGAGTATCAGTTACAAATGGTGGTAATTCTGAAGCATGGGCGGGTGTTGCTCTTCCATTAGTACGAAGAGTATTTGGTGAAATCGTTGCTAAAGACTTAGTATCGGTTCAACCAATGAACTTACCTGCTGGATTAATCTTTTATTTAGATTTCCAATATGGTACAGACCAAAACTTCAAATCATCTGGCGAATCTTTATATGGTGCTGAGTCAACTCTTAAGAGAACTGACGGTGCATTTAACAAAGGTTTATACGGTGCTGGTGAGTTTGCTTACTCAATCACTCAATCAACTGTAACAGCTACTTCAGTTACTTCAGCATCAGCTGCATTCTTAGGAATTTTAAATGCTGACACTGAATTTTCAGCTTCTGAAGCTGCAAAAGGTCACACTTTTGGAAATACTGATGGTGTTGGTGATGAAATATTCACAATCCAAATTCCTCTAGCAGATCTTTCAGGTTCTGATAATGATTCAGTTAGAGCATGGAATGTAACAGATTCAGGTTTAACAGTATTACCACAGTATTCAAGAATCAACGGTACAAATGTTGAATTCGTAGTATCAGGTGCCGCTAACCAAGCGTTCTCAGGTACCACAGTTACTTACCTACAAGGACCAGATAACTTGGATGATAGAGGTGACTTCGAAGATTCAATTCCAGCTGCTGGTGTTTCTACACAAGCAATTCCTGAAATTAATGTTCAATTAAGATCTGAAACAGTTGCTGCTAAAACACGTAAATTGAAAGCACAATGGACTCCTGAGTTCGCTCAAGACTTGAATGCTTACCACTCAATTGACGCTGAAGCAGAATTAACTTCAATCTTAAGTGAGTATATTTCAATGGAAATTGATCTTGAAATCTTAGATATGTTAATCAAGAACGCTGACACAATTGAAGGTTGGAGTGCTAAAGTTGCACAAGATGTAACAGTATCTAGCAATACTACAGCTGGTGGTTCTACTGCAATCACTTATACTTCAGATTCTAATACATCAGGTGTATATTACACTAAAATGTCTTGGTTCCAAACTTTAGGTGTTAAATTACAGAAAGTATCTAACTTAATTCACCAGAAAACTTTAAGAGGTGGCGCTAATTTCTTAGTTGTTTCTCCAAAAGTTTCTACTATTCTAGAATCAATCCCAGGATTTGCTGCTGA